TGTTGTCCCATCATATTTCCAGAATACTGCTGGAGTGTATACTGTTCCATCCCAGAGGTTGGGTATAGTCTGGATTACTGTTGCACAGGAGATGTAGTAAAGGGATATGTTGGTTGGTAGTGGTTCTGCAACAGGTGACAGTCTTATGCGATACCAGTATAGATGGCGGTTGTAAAGATATGCTGGAGTGTCTGATAGTTCTGATGTTTCCTCTGCCTCTCCTAAAAAAAGAAACGATATTGTTCCTAATCCTGTTTGTGAAAAACCAAGTGTCCCATCTTCTGTATAAAAAGCTGGTGTCCATCCTGATGTAGTATAACGATAGGTAGAAACAACACAAGACACTGTATTAGGGTTCTTAATGTAGACGTTTAACTTACGAAGTTTAAGAGGGCTACCTATGTCAAGGTATATTTCCCCATCTGTTTCTACTGCAAGTGTAGCACAGTATTTATCATCATAGCTTTCATTGGTTAGCTGGCTTGTTACATCTATTCCTGTTGAATTATAAACATTTATTACTGCTCCTGCTTTATGCTGTTCTCCACCGTAGATAAGATTGGTATGTCCGTTGGTGAAGACTATGGTGTTATCTGGTGATACTGTAAGCTGACCTTCAAGACTACCTTTTTTCTTAATCCACACTGCTGTTCCGTCGGTAATCTTGTCATTGTAGTCATACGAGTCAAAATTAGGTGGAGATGAAGCGGTTGTGCCTGATGTGATACATTCAAGATAGAATGATGATGGACGCTGGATGGTAGACTGATATAGTGCTACCAGTCCTGATGTGAATGCGGTTGATGATTTATAGTTGTAGGCTAATATTCTTTTTCGTATGTATGATGATGGGTTGGCATAGTCTGATGGTAAGGAAGAGACGATATACAGACAAGAAGCTACAGTACTGGTGGGTGTAGTGGTGTTGGGGTATGTTTGATAAGCTATAACTGTTTCGCCTGACAGAATAGCACTTATCATTGTTCTTACAGCATGTTCAGTGGAAGAGGATAAAGACGTCATACCGTTCATGGTCTTTATCCCACTTGTAGTATACACAAAGTTAGTCAAGTCGGAGAAGTCATTCTCTCCTGTAAGGGCAGGAGAAACAGAAGTAATGAGTTTTCCGTTTAAGGGTATGTCCTTGGGTCTGTATGCTGTGTCCTGTGGTTGTCTGGATTGCATAGATAACTCCTACACTACTTTTACTTTTCTATATGCTATATCTTGTACTTTTCTGGATTGCATAGATAACTCCTACACTACTTTATAGTCTGTATGCTATATCTTGTAATTGTCTGGATGCTATTTGTCTGGATTGCATAGATAACTCCTGTTATATGGTTACTTCCATTGCTTTTTCCACTGCCACTTTATAGTCGGCTGATACTCACTATGTCTTATCGGACTATACTTCCTTACTGCTGTTTCATATATGGCAAAATACTTGTCTCCATATGCAGGTTCTCTATCCTTGTATTTGTATAACCAGCATATGAAACATGCTACTGGTATCAGCATATCATTGGGTAGAGGTATTGGTCTGTATGTAGAGTAGACTGGTGGGAATGATGGGATGTAGTAGATAGGTAGGGTGAAGGACGATGAGGGTTCAGGGTAGAAGGTGATAGTGTTAGCAGGTGGAGGAGAAATCAGGTAGGTATCACCTGATGATATACTGGTGGAAGGTATGGTTGCTATGGTTAGGGATGTAGAAGAATTGTAGGCTATGACATAACCGTTGTAGGTTACTCCACTGTGGGTGACGTGGACAGTCCCACCCACAAGAGATTGGGTAAAGGTCTTGCCTGTATCAGTGAGGGTTACTTCTCCATTGGATACTGTTGCAGATGACGTTGCTGTTCCTGATATGATACTGTCTGGATAGGTGAAGTTAAGGGTGTAGTTGGTAGGTATGTCTGCTGTTTCTGAAGTATCGTAGGACATATAGGTAGAGTAGTCTATGTATGTTATTTTGTTGTTGTCATAGTAAATAGAAGGTAAGACATAATCATCTTCTGATTTGGCAAAGAATTTAAGAAAGTCGTCTGGTAGAGTATATGATGATGTTCCTGATACTATGCTGATTGAAGACTGCTTGATGAACAATTGTGTCCTTCTTGCAAACTCTCTTAAAGCAGTGTTAAGCAGTTCGTAAGTGGTTGCTTCGTCCATGAAGGTAGAAGTAGAAGACTCGTTAATGAGAGTATATACCTTACTAATAATAGAATAAGCATTCATTAGATTACTCCTTTATTTGCCACTTATTGTGATAGCAATAGCATACTGATGCTGATACTGGTGCTTTTAAATCTTTCATGACACTATCTCCTTGATCTCCTTGCCTTGTCCTGAGTCTTGTTCTGATTTTTCATTTCCTTTATTCCAGCTTAAACCTTTCATGACACTATCTCCCCCTCATCCTGATTCTTCTTCAAGCCCTTCAAAAGCCTTTCTGTATAGTAATTCAGTATCTTTTCATCATTTGGAACACCTGTTATAGACGGCATGAAGGGATTATACAGTATCTCACACAGCCCCTGCTTTTCAGCGTCCAGTGCAAATTCAAGAGAAGTCATGTCTACTTCTTTTGCTGAAAATGTTTCTACCCTTCCATCTTTGTATACCTTCTCACATTCCTGCTTTGCAAGTACTATACAGAATCCTTTTTCGTCTGCTTGATTAACCATACATTTTGTAAGGAATTTTGCTGCGTTTATCTTTCTTTTAATAATAGTCTCTGGTTTATATTGATACTTCCTCTTCTTCTTGTAACCATAAGGGGTATAAGTCATATATTCCTCCTTCAAGATATACCTTTCCCTCTCAATCTATTTTCCTCCCCAATTTTTTATCTTTCTTACCGCTTTTTTCACATATTTTTCACTTTCTCGAGGGTATAATATACCCGATATAGCTTTTTGTTTCAAAAATAGTGATAGCTCTCTTATCAAGAACAAATCCAGAATACTTGAATTTTATGTGAAACTCATCTCCGTTACCATACGTTTCAACAATTTTTTTCCCTGCTTCTGTTAATCTTAACACTCCGTTTTCGTGTAACCCCTTGAGAAGACTTGCTTTTTCTTTAATGCTTGAAGTATGCCATGAAGCAATCATGTCTCTTGGGTTATCATCATCAAGAGGTCTTACTGCCCTTCCTAAAAATTCACCTTTTGCCACTTTTTGCATTATATCATTATTATATATATGCAAAGAGTGGCAAGCTTTATAAAAAGTACGATTAGCAGTAATGAAGTTCTTTACATAGGTATTCTGTCTATCTATAATGTCAAACACATCAGTAGGAGTAACAGGGATAGAGTTGGGTATTTCTACACCTGTAAACATGACATAGTACTTAGTAAAGCGTATCTTGACATATGGTATCTTGTTGTATTTGTGTCTGAAAGAGGAAAACTCTGAAGGCTTGATATTGGTCATGTAGATAGTATCGTCAAAAACATGGGCTATTTTATCTTTCCATTTTCCTATGTAGTTATCCCTGCATTCAGGACAGTCTATCCTGTGACACCTATGCTTATACCATACTGCATGGTTTTCATAGAATGCCATTCCATATGTTCCGCATAGGTCTCTTGAAGTTCGTCTTAACTTGAAGTCTATACTATTGTATTTCATGGAAATACTCCTTACTTGTCTTTGTATGATATATTTATATTAACAAGTATGTTAGGTATTAGTTTTAACTTGAAATCTATACTATTGTATTTCATGGAAATACTCCTTACTTATTAACAAGTATGTTAGGTATTAGTCTTAACTTGAGGTTTATACTATTGTATCTCATAATAATACTCCTTGGGGTCAAAGGGGTTTACCCCTTTATTTGTCCTTCCTTAACACTTCTACATTAGTAGGCTCACCAAGTATCCTCTTGCCTATCTTCCACATAAGCTCACAAGCAGTCCTTGATGCTTTTCCATCATACACTTTAACATTACATGCTTTTGCCCATTTAATTTCATGTTCGTTAAGAATAATACAAGGCTGTGTCATTCTTCTTGCTTCTTCATTAGGATCTGCCAAACCCTTCATCATCTCATCTCTGGTAAACATAGCATTCCGTATTTTCTCTGACAGAGATGATACTGCTCTGGATACATAGTCCATTGCTTTTTTATCAAATTTAGGAATAGCATCATCTATGCTCTGAAGTCTTTCTTTTAACATCTTGAGGTTAGCTTGATATTCTGCTCTTCTTCCTTCAGGGACTTGTCCTTCACGAAGGGCATGAGACATGATAGTTACGGTATTTTCTAACTCTTCTTTGTATGTAGAATTATACCATAAAGGGATAGTTGAGGCTATTTTCTTTCCATCTGGTGACAGGTCTGATTGTGTGAAAACATTAAACTCTGGTTGTTCTATATCGTCTATATCTGTTCTTATTGCTTTATCTGCCATAATCCCTCCAATATAATAAGATAAAGGGAGTGCAGTTTACCCACACTCCCTTATTAAGTTTACGATACTATGCTACCGTAAAGACCACGCCAGTTAATCCAACCACAACCGAATGAAGAGTAGAGACTATGCTTGATAGAAAAGGTCTCGAAATCTGTTATGGTATTGGGTTCTTTCTTGATACGGTCTAACCAGATGATGAACTGTTTCAGATAACGAGAGTCAGCCAAGAACCAGTTTGTTGTGGAGACAGTATCAAGGTAAATCCATGGGATTACCTTAAACTGTTTGTAGAGAACGTTGATAGTGTTGTAATTTGTTGTAGGGTCTTTTTCTGATTCAGCTCCTGAACGAGGATCATATCCAGTGATTTCAAGTGCTGTATCATACAGTGCTACTGGAACTATAAGAGTATCAGGTGTAACATCAAAGAACTCACCGATGTCGTCCTTAAACTTCATCATAGCTACTCTTGCTGCTGCTAATGAGGTTTTACTTAATGCTGATGTTCCGTAGTTGGTAAAGCCTGTTGTTGTAGGAACACCACTTTTGGTAGAGTGTGCAGCACAAAGGGCTACACCTTCTTCGTTGGACATGAACTCCCATGCAGCAGAGAAAGCATAGTTAAGTATATTAGCTGCTTTCTTTTCTTTTACTCTTGCAAGGGAACGTGCAAGTCCGTTCTGAAGGTTGTTCATTACCCTAAACTGTTTAGTGTCTATGAGTCTACGTTCTATCATAATACCTGCAGCAAACTCCTGTGTTTCTATTTTGGTATAGTAACCAGGAGATACAGAGATATACTGCAGTCTGCCATCAAACTTTGGGATATCAGGAACAGAACCTACTT